ATATAATTATGAAATTAATTAGTCCAAATGGTAAAAGTTCTGTAATAGCTCATCCTACTCAGGTTGAGTCAATGAAGAAAAAGGGCTGGAAAGAGGAAGCAGTCCATTCGCAAGATAAAATTAAATCTTCTTCTAAGAAAAAGTCGAAAGACAAGGTAAAAGAAAATGGCAACACATAAAGGAAGTGAAGGAACTGTTAAAGTCGGTTCTAATGCTGTAGCTGAAATAAGATCATACTCTCTTGAGGAATCTGCTGATACTTTAGAAGATACTTCAATGGGTGATTCTGCTAGAACCTATAAATCATCATTGACTTCTTTCTCAGGAAGTGTAGATGTATTTTGGGATGAGACTGATACTTCAGGTCAAGGTGCTTTAACTATTGGCTCAGAAGTAACATTAAATGTTTATCCTGAAGGTGATACAGCAGGTGATACTTATTATACTGGTTCAGCTATTGTTACTGGTGTTTCAAGAAGTGCATCATTTGATGGATTGGTTGAAGCGAGTATATCAGTACAAGGTACTGGTGCATTAACATCAACAACAGTATAAGACGATGTCAGCAATAGATAACGCAAAAAAGCATTTTGCAGAGCAAGATGTAAGAGTAATCGAAGTGCCTGAATGGGGTGAAGATGATAAACCTCTAAGAATATTCAGTAAGCCATTGACGTTAGCTGAAACTTCTAAACTTTATAAAATGAGTAAAGAAGATGATTTAACGATGATGGCTTATGTTCTTATATACAAAGCATTGGACGAGAATGGAGATAAGTTATTTGATTTAGGTGATAAAAATGCCTTATTAAATAGCGTAGATAGAGAGATATTAATTAGCGTTGCTACACAAATCATGGGTCAAGAAACCCTAGAGGAAACGAAAAAAAACTAATAAAGGACGATAATTTATTTGTGCAATATGCACTAGCTGAAAAACTTGGTAAAACCTTACAAGAATTACAGCAAATTAGCGTCCAAGAATATCAAGGATGGATAGCTTACCTAGAAATAGCTGAAGAGAAGAGAAAACATGGCAACTGATTATAAATTTAGAATAAAAGCAGTAGATCAAACCAAGAAGGCATTTGATTCAGTATCAGGTGGTTTAAATAAAATTGGTAAGGGTGCTGCAAATGTTACTAAGGGTATAGTCGGTCTTGGTGTAGCTGTTGGTGCTACAGCAGGTGCATTAGCAATATTAGTAAAAAGAAATTTTGAATTTATAGATGCTATTGGTAAAACTTCTACAAGAACAGGTATTGCAACTTCAACCATTCAAGCATTCCATTTAGCTGCAAGAGAATCAGGCACTAATATTGAAGGTGCAAACAATGCTTTGCAAAAATTTGCAAGAAGTGTTGGTGATGCTCAAAGAGGATTAAAAACAACTAAAGATATTTTTACAGCATTAAATGTAGAATTAGTAGACTCTTCAGGAAATTATAGAACTATGGATCATGTTTTAGCTGATACAGCTAAAGGAATATCAAATCTTGGTTCTCAATCTGCAAAAGCAACATCATTAGCTAATTTATTTGGTAGACAAGGTATATTGCTAACAGGTGCTATAGAAGATTTAGCAAATAGAGGTTTAGATGGTTTTATTGATCGTGCTGAACAATTAGGTTTAATATTAAGCACAAAAACAATAAGAAGAGTCGAAGCGTTTAATGATGCTATTGGTGTTATTGGTATGCAATTAACAGCAGTTAAAAGCAATATAACTACTGCATTTTTACCAGTATTTGAGACTTTACAACAAAAAATATCTGAAAAAATGCAAAGCATTAAAGATAGTGCTGGCGGTTTTGACCAACTAGGTGTAGATGTAGCAACTGGGGTACTTACAGGATTTGCAGCAATAATTCGAGGAATTGGAGTTTTACAGTTAAAAATAGCAGAATTTTTTACTGGTTTTGATGAAAAAATGGAAATAGCAGGTCTTAAGTATAAGCGAATGTTAGTTCTGATGATGCCAGTTCCAAAATTTGCTTTATTCAACAAATTAACAAAAGACATAAAAGCACTAGAACAGCAAATGCAAAATGGCGTATCTGCTAATCAAGACTTTAAAAACTCAATGGATGATTTATCTGATTTCATTTTAACATTAATACCTAATATAGATGATATAAGACAAGCAAACGAAAAACTTGCAGAAAGTACAGGAGAAGTAGCAGATAAAATGTTTGATTCTATGAATCCACTTACCGCATATAAAAATTCTATTGAAGATACTGGAAAGGCTTTAGATAATGTTGCTGTAAATTCAATGAAAAGATTTGAAGATTCAATAATTGAAGGGTTAAAAAGCGGTAAATTAGCATTTAAAGATTTTGCAACATACGTTGTAGAGCAATTAGTTAGAATTGCAATTCAACAGATAGTAATAGCTAAACTTATAGACCCTTTTAGAGCTTTTATAGATGATGCTTTTAATGTTGGCGATATAGTCAAAGGTAATAAAAAAACATTAGATGCAGGTTATTTTTTAAAAGATGCTGGTACTGGATTTATTGGCGGTGGTGAAACAATAATAAAAGGTATAAAAGAAGATTATGAAGGCGGTGGTTATACAGGAATGGGTGCAAGAGCAGGTGGTATAGATGGAAGAGGTGGTTTTCCAGCAATACTACATCCAAACGAAACTGTTATAGATCATACAAAAGGACAAGGTATGGGTGCTACAGTAAACTTCAACATATCAACAGTTGATGCTGCTGGATTTGACCAATTACTAACATCAAGAAAGGGATTAATAACACAAATAATTAACAATGCCATGAATACTCAAGGCAAAATGGGGATAGTATAATGGCAGGTGCATTTCCTACAGACCCAAACTTTAGGTCAATAAACTTTCAAGACAATAGACCTACATTACTGAATCAAACTCTATCAGGGAAAAAGTCTGCAAGACAAATAGGTTCTCAGTATTTTTCATTCACAGTTCAAATGCCACCAATACAACAAGAGAAAGCACAGGAGATATTTGCTTTCTTACAAAAACAAAAAGGTGCTATTGGTAACTTTACAATACAAGCACCGCTAGATAATTTAGGTGCAAGTAAAAGCGAAACAGATATACTTGTAAACACCGCACATTCAGCAGGAATAGATACTGTAAACATGGATGGATTTTCACAAACAACAGGTGCATTAAAAGCTGGTGATCTAATTAAATTCGCCAGTCATTCAAAAGTTTATATGGTGCAAGAAGATGCAAATGCTTCAGGTGGACTAGCTGCTGTAAAAATATCTCCAAATCTTGTTAGCTCTTTAGCAGATAATGAAGCTGTAACTGTAAATAAGCCATCTTTTACTGTATATCTTGAGAATAATGATATTATGTATAGTACAGATGCTAGTGGTTTTTACAGCATTTCATTTGATGTTAGAGAGGTAATAACATAATGCCAAGAAGTTTATCAACAGATTTACAAACACAAGTATCAGCACAAGAAACCAAAACGGCATTTCTTGTTGAATTAGGTTTATCTACAACCATAAGACTAACTGATTGGTATTCAAATGTTACTTATGATTCTAATTCTTATGAAGCTGGTGGTTCTTTTTTAACAGTAGACTCAGTTGCAGAAACAGGTCAATTACAGATAGATGAAATCAATCTTGGTTTTTCAAATGTTACTGACCAAGTAAGAAGTTTAGTTCAAAGCGGTGCATTTACAGACAAAACAGTAGAAATATATTTAGCTTACTTTAATGAAAATGAAACTTTGGTAGGTGCTATAAATTATTTTACAGGGCAAATTAGAAATGTATCTATTTCAGAAAACATAAGCGATTCAGTTATAGGTATGACTGTAGCTTCTCATTGGGCAAATTGGAACTTAACAAAAGGCAGGCATTATTCAGATGAATCTCAACAAGCAGAATATTCAGGTGATAGAGGCTTGGAATTTGCTACACAGGTAAAATCAGACGTAAGGTGGGGTAGCTAATGTTAGATAAAGTATTTCAGTTTTTTAAATGGGCAAAAGGTGTTTATGAAGGTAGTGAAGCATTAAAGGCAATTTATACAGTCTTTACAGTTGTAACTGCTGTTGTAGGTGTTAAAGGCTTCTTACAAGCAAAACAAATGTTAGCTAAAGGCCAAGACATCATGGCTAACAAAACTGCTGCTGGTGGCAAGATACCAGTCATATATGGAACAAGAAGAGTAGGTTGTCAGGTTATCTACCTAGATACAGCACAAAACAGATCAAAAGACTTGTTTGTTGTTTATGCAATATCAGTTGGTGAATGTTCAGAGATTGTTCCATCATCAATAGAAATAGATGGCAATAGTATTTTAGATGGCAATATCTATAAGGGCGGTGGTTATGTAGGTTCGGATAGGAATGGTCAAACTGGATTTAGCCACCATCAACCATTAAATACTGCATCACAGGTTGGTGATGTTCAGTATTCAAACGCAGGTACTTTAGGTACTAACCCAGCATTAAGATATTCCTTTGTATTTAACTTGCATCATGGTGCATCAAGTCAAACAGCAGACCCTATGCTCAGAGCATCTATACCTACTGAGTGGACTACAAATCATGAATTAAATGGTATTTGTTACATAGCTGCAGCCTTTGATTACGATAAAAAGGGAATGTATAAAGGCGTACCGCAAATAACAGTACAAGTTAAGGGTAAAAAAGTTTACGACCCAAGAGAGTCAGACCATACTTTTGGCGACCCTTCTACTTATGAATGGTCAAGTAATCCAGCTCTTTGTTTCCTTGATTACATTACTAATGATGAATATGGTAAAGGGTTAGCAGAATCACAAATCAATATGACTGCTATCGGTACTGCTGCTGATAAATGTAATACTAAAGTAGATCAACCTTATTATAATGGCTCTTATCAAGATGTTACTTGGAGTGGTGATGAGGGTGATGACTTTATTGTTATAGATGGCAATGCTGACTGGTGGCAAAACAAAGTAGATGAATTTATAGATATAAGAGATGTAAATGATACAAGTATATTTTCTGATGATATAACTATTAAAGGTACTACACGATATGAATTTTATGATTCTACTCAAGAAAACAGATTATATATAGATGGTACTTTATCAAGCAGTTATACAAATGAAGCTGGTAGTGCTAAAGCTCAAGTTAAAAGATTTCATTGCAATGGTTATATTGACACTAATAAAAATGTCATGGATAACGCTAAGGAATTACTTGCAAACATGCGAGGTATTCTTAATTACGTTAATGGTAAATATGAATTACAAATAGAAGATACAGGTACTTCTACATTTAGTATTACTGATGACCACATTATAGCTGATGCTGGTATATCAGTTGATTATGGTAATAAAGATAAGAAAGCAAATAAAGTTGTTATTGAGTTCTTTAATGCAAATAAGAAATACGAACTAGATACAGCTACAGTTTTACATGACGCTACACCTGAATATTATTCAGATGATGGTGAAGTATTAGAAGTTAAGGCTGAGTTCCCTTATGTAACAGACCCATACATTGCTTATAACATGGGTAAGGCTATCTTAACTAGAAGCAGAAATCAGACCACTATGCAGTTCTTAGGAACTCCTGAGATGTATAAATTAAACGTAGGAGATATAGTTGATCTTACTTATTCAGGTTTAGGATTCTCAGCCAAACCTTGCAGAGTAGAAGCATTAGAACTACAGGCAAATGGTCTTGTATCTGTTAGTTTAATTGAATACTTTGATGTTTATACATGGGAAGTACCAGCTCAAGAATCAACTGAAATATTAGCCAAGATACCAACTATAGGTGCATTAAAACCACCACAAGCAAGTAGTATTGTATTTACTGATACTGATGCTTCAGCAATTAATAGACCTACTTTAACTTGGACTGAGCCAACTGACTTTCCAGTAAGACAATATAGGGTAGATGTAGTTGATAGTTCAGATAATAATGTTTTTAGTAAAATAGTAGATACGCCTTCAGTTGATTTATCTTTCTTACCTAAAGCAGCAGATTATGAAGCTAGCATCACATCTTTCAATGGCGTTGGTATTGAATCCAATCCATCTACTAAAACATTCACTATTGCAGATGACCCAGTAAAGACAACTGAAGTAGAAATAGGTAGTGAAACTCTTTCTAATATTATTGATTATGGAACTATAGCGGGTGGTGGTACATCAAACTTTTTCCAAATCAACACTAGATTAGATTTAGAAGATAGATTTATTTGGAACTCAAATGGCACTAACGATTGGTCATTGGGTACTGGTGGAGATGATGATGTTAATTTATATATTGAAGGTTCAGCAGATAAGCTAATAACATTCAAAGACCAAAGCTCTGAATTAGGGAGTGTAAAACTAACCTTTGGAGATGATGTAAGTGGAAGTTATTTTGCAGATTTTATAACACTAGAAGCTGATTGGACTAATGGTTATGTAACAACTGGTAGCGGTTTATCAAAATTTTATATTAAAGGTAAAGGTTATGATGGCTCTACA